CGAGGAACTAGGGTTCGACTCCCTAATCCCGCACCAATTTTGAAGATGGTGGTTAAACCCCAACCCCAAGCGGTAGTGCACCGACTTGCGATTCAGCGAGAGTATCTTCAAATTCAAGTATGCATTCTAAGCTAACTAGGTAGAAGCACTGGATTGAAAACCCAGAGGATGTGGTTCGATACCACAAGAATGCACCAATTACGCCCGATAGCTCAACAGGATAGAGTACCGCAGATAAGCTGCGGAGGATGTGGTTCGATTCCACAGAGGCGACCAAATAATGTCTTGCATCTGGCAGATGGCTGTGTCATATAACGATCCTTTGAGACGATGAAATCACAGCTTTTACAAGACACCAAACATAGACAATCGGAGCAAACTTCGCAGCTACGTGCTGCCTCAGCCGATACGTCTTGTCAAGATAACCCACCTCGTGTGGGTTTTCTCGTTTCTACAATCCAGCAAGGAATTGGATTATGCAAGTCACCCTCCCCACTTCTACGATATACTATGATGTCCATGCGTTGACGGGGTTTTCCGCAGGCCAGTCAATCATTGTCCGCAATGAAACAGCCTCTACCCTATACGCTATAATCTCCCCCACGCTCCCTACAAGCGATTCAGGCTCTGTTGATATTCCAGCAGGGGCTGAGTACGTCTTCTCCCCTAGAACGTCTAAGCTGTGGCTTAGAGGCTCCACTGGGCCTATCCATTGTGAGACTCTGGTAGATAGCCGATCTGGCCCATTCGAGCGTGTAGACTTGTCTCCAGACCTGTATACATCCAGCACAGAAGGATTCAGACGTCTTCGTGTAGACGCAGGACAGACTGGATTCTTCGAGGGCAGAGAGTTCCGAACTTTCTATGAGTTGAACATTGCAACAGGATCTTCAGCCTACATCCGATTCATCTCTCCCGTTGACTTTATCATATTCGAGCAAAGTCTGACGCTTGATGCGGGAGGTATAAGATTCACTGCCCTCACTAGTGCAACTCCATCAGGAACGTATTCTGTAAACTTGCCAGTAATTGGGAAGAATAGAATGGCATCAAGAAAGACTCCCTACTACACTCCACAAGCCACTTTAGCTACTGGAGGTACAGCAACTGGAGGCACAGTTGTCGAGTTGTTCCGTGTTGTAGCAGCTAACGCTACAGCTCAGCAGCAGACAGTTCTTGGTGCAGCATCAACAGAACGTGGATTACCCGCTGGGACATATTATCTACGACTTGAAAACATTGGCAATAGTGCCGCAACAGGCGTTTACTCCCTAATCTGGGAAGAACGCCCATAACACGAGGAAAACATCATGGCTACAAAATCCGCTCAATACGCAATGGTTGCTCAACTTGGCTTGCTTGAAGGCATCAAAGCTGGATTGCTCCAGCCATCGACAGCTAATGCCGCTGCGATTGCAGCTCTAACTCCAACAACCCTTCCAAATGCAACAGACGATGCAACTGTCTGGGCACTGGCGAATGATTTGAAAGTTAAAGTTAACGCAATTATCGCAGCACTAAAAACTGCTTGACACTCTGTTTTTGAAAATGTTAAACTCGGGGGTTGACAAACTCAACTTCCGGGTTATACTACTCACATACCGGGATACATTCCCATTCACCTAATTACAGGAGGCACGATGGTTGTTAAGACGAAAGTTTATCCTGAATTCGACTTGAACCCGAACATCATCGGGCCAAAGTCACCAAAGCAATATGACTTCATGCACGCAGACGCAAAGATTACTGTCTTTGGTGGAGCGGCTGGAGCAGGTAAAAGTCACCTTGGAGTGATGGACTTCCTGAAGCATGTTCTTGATCCAGATTTCAGAGGATGTATGGTTCGCCGTACAACTCCACAATTGACTGGCCCTGGCGGTCTTCTTGAGAAGGCTCTGGCGTTGTTCCAGTTGATTGATCCTAAAGTTCGCTGGCGTGATAAGCAAGATCACTTTGCTTTCAGCAGCGGAGCTAAAGTTTTCCTACGTCACTTCCAAGATCTAAAAGCCAAGGATAACTTCCAAGGCTGGGAAGTAACGAAGTTCCTTGTCGACGAAGGTCAGCAGTTCGAAGAGGCTATGGTTGTTTACCTAATGTCTCGTATGCGTAACCCTAAGTGTAAAGTTTCACCGCACATGAAGATCACATGCAACCCAGACTATGACAGCTTCTTGCGTCACTGGCTAGAATGGTGGCTTGATCCAGACACAGGAATTCCAATCCCTGAGCGTGACGGTAAGACTCGCTGGTTCGTCAGACAAGATGACAAGATGCGTTGGGCAGATTCGAAGATCGAGTGCATTAAATTGTACGGTAAAAAGAATCTTGCTTACGACGATAAGAATCAGATCAAGCCAATCAGCTTCACATTCATTTCCGCAAACGTCTACGACAACCCAATCCTTTGTGAAGCTGACCCCGACTATGTGGGCTGGCTGGAAGGACTGGGCCGCGTTGAGAAGGCCAGACTCCTACACGGAAGTTGGCTAGCTCGTGAAGAAGGTGCTGGTTACTTCAAAGAAGAATGGGTTCCTACAGTTCCAATGCCTCCGCTCCAAGCTGGTAAGCGTGTAAGAGCTTGGGATATTAGCGGTACAATGCCTTCCGATACAAACCCTGAGCCCGACTGGACAGCAGGAGTATTGATGTCGAAGAGTCGAACAGGAATGTACACAATTGAACACTGTGTGCGAGACAGGCGCCGACATGGCGGGGTATTCGACCTTATCCTTGAAACAGCCAAGCAAGATGGCGACGATGTGACAATCATCATTCCACAAGATCCGGGTGCTGCGGGGAAAGCTTATGCTGCCCAGTTAATCCGAGACTTAGCTGATTATGGCTTCTATGCCAGAATGAAGGCAACCAACAAATCCAAAGTTACACGATTCGCACCTTTCGCTGCTGTCGCAGAAGCTGGTGGTGTTGAAATGGTTGTTGGAGAGTGGAACGCAGATTACATTTCAGAACTTGTTCGATTCGATGGTTCTCGAAATATCAAAGACGATATGGTCGACGCCACTTCTGACGCCTTCAACAACTTGTCAACCGACATTCACTTGCCTGACTTTATAGTTCCAGTAATGGAGCAGGCGAATCCATTCAGACTCTACTAAGGTGAGACAATGACAGAGCAAGTCGATAAGGCTGCTATCCCACGTATTCGCCTTGGTGAAATGGGTGTAGTTGGTCTAAAACAACATGGTGGTCGAATCCAAGAAGAAGCTCGAAGAGAGCTTCGTTTCCCAGAAGCCAATAGAACATTCCGCTTGATGGCACAAGATGCTACAATCGCTTCCGCCCTTTCATTGTTTGAAATGATGGTGAGCCGCGTAGAATGGATTATTGATACTGGGATCGATCCGACTCCAGAGATGAAAGCCAACGCCAAGTTCCTCGAAGAATGTATTAATGACATGGATCAGAGCTGGCGTAGCTTCATTCAAGAAGTTACAAGCGCATTCACCTACGGGTACTGCGTAAACGAGAAAGTCTACCGTCGTCGCACGCTTGAGAATGGCTCATCGTACAATGATAACAAGGTAGGCATCAAGAAGCTCCCAGTCCGATCACAAGACACTATTTACAAGTGGCTATACTCGGATGACGGGCGTGACCTGATCGGCGTTCAGCAGAACCTAGCGTCGATTACAGATGGCAGTGACAGATATGTCAAGCTACTTAACGCCACGGGAATGATTGACATCCCTCGCAAGAAATTCATGCTATTCAGAGTCGATGCAAAGCGAGACAACCCGGAAGGCAATAGTCCTCTCCGTGCTGCCTATCACGCTTGGAAGTATCGTACCCTGATCGAAGAACAAGAAGCTGTCGGTGTCACACGTGACATGAACGGTATGCCAACCTTGTATCTTCCACCACGCTACATGAGTGAAGACGCATCTGAAGCTGAGAAACGAATCTACGAATACTACAAGACAGTCATTCGGAATATCCAAATGAACGAACAAAGTGGTCTGATTCTTCCTCAAGCATTCGATCCTGAGTCCCGCCAACCTCTCTTCAAGTTTGAACTAACATCGACGATGGGCGGAAAGATGTATGACACTGACGCCATTATCAAACGTTGGGATAACAAAATCTTGATGGTGTTGTTCGCGGACATGTTGAAGATGGGTCAAGACCAAGTAGGTTCGTACTCACTCGCTGGTGCAAAAACAAATATTATGGCGATGGCTATTGAAGCCCGTCTGCAAGAAATCCAAGATGTACTCAACAACGACCTCATTAAACAACTGTTCGCTTTGAACGGTGTTGCACCAGATGTTAAGTTGCCAAAACTTATCTACGGTGATCTTGACGAAGTTGACCTCGACGAGTTCTCCAAAGCTATTCAACGTATTGGTAGTGTTGGTGGTCTTGAACGCGACCGTCCTGTTATGAACAAGATTCGTGACGCTCTCAAGATTGTCCGTCGCCCTGATGACGCTCCTGTAAAGGAAGATGAGATCATGGGAGGACAAAGCCAAGCTGGGCAAGCCGGAGTTGGTAATGGTGCATCCAAAACAGCTAGTGGCCGAGATAACTCTGCCGCGAATAACGCATAGGAGTTAACATGACTACATTCATTGAGGGCATCACAGCCCTCATTGAGAAGCACTTCGGGGGCACTGGCTCCGAAGCGCCAGCTCAAGTTGAAATCACAAAAGCTCTTGATGATGAAAAGCGCATGGCGCTCTTTGTTGTTCTCGAACCTGACACAGTTGACTTGCACGGTGATACATATACCGCAGTCGAAGTTGAGAAGGCTTGCAACAACTTTAACACTCATTGCCAAGTAGCGAACCTGTTTCACCAAGTCGAAACTCAAAACGCTGACATCGTTCAATCGTATATCTCTCCTGCCACATTCCAGCTTGATAACGGCGTGACTGTGCAGAAAGGTACATGGTTGCAGTGGTGGCACTTCCCAGAAGGAAGTGAAGCTTCCAACGCAATGTGGGAAGGCGTGAAGAGCGGTGATATCAATGGCGTCTCCATTGGAGCGCTGGCAACCGTAGAGGAACTTACAGAATGACAAAAGCAACCCGTCGCCTGACAGACATCAAGTTTGAACACGAAGGCGCTCACGTAGCTCTGGTCGGTAAGCACCAAGGTGGGCCAGCCAATGGCATCACAACGCTGATCACCAAAGCGACAAACAACATTACACAAGAGCAGATCGATAAGGCAGCAACTGTCACTGTCGAAATGCAATTCCCTGAATTCCTACGTAAGTTCTTTGGACTTTACTGGGACGATGCAGAAGTTCTGTCTTCTGTTATGGGCTATGGACGTACCGAGTACCCTGAAACAACTGAGAAAGATTGGATCGACTCCCGAGTTGAATCGATCAGCATCATGAAGGCGGTATACAAAGCTCAAGACGTGGAGAAGGCTCTTGCAGCTCTGACTCCAGAACAACATCTGGCCTTGATGGCCGATCAACAAATGCTGGAGAAAGCGTTCGCTGCTCTTCCAGAAACCCCTACTGAACAAGAGGACACTCAATTGGAAACAATCCTTAAATCGGCTCACGAAGAGTTCGTGACCAAAGCTGTAGCTGACGCTGTTGCCGAAGTACAGAAGTCTCTTGACGCTCAGGCAGAAGTGCTGAAAGCTGCTCAAGATCAGATCGCTGCATTCAAAGCTGCCGAAGTTGCTGCTGTTGAAAAAACTCGCAAAGACGCACTGACTGCTGTAGTTGCTGCCGATAAAGTTGAAGCGCTGTTGAAAGCATATGCACCTATGGACGCAGAAGGCTTCGCACTGGCTGTTGAAACTCTCGCTCTACAAAAAGCTGCTGTTGACCAATCTGACCTTTTCGTTGAAACCGGTGTAAGCGGCGAAGGCGAAGCTGACCCAGTTGTCATCGACCGCACTACTGAAATTCTCAAAGCCAAATACGCTCAAAAAGCTGGCAAATAATTCATCTATAGGAGATACAAACAATGGCTACTTACGCTTCTGATGTACAACGTCTGAGCAACTGGTTGAAGTGGGAAGAATTCCCAGACAGCGGTACTACTCGCGAAGTCATCAACAAAACACAAACTAACGCCACCATCACTGGTAGCGTACTGGATAGCAACTATCAACTAGTTGTCGCTGCAACTGTAGGCGATGCCAAGTTCATTCTGATTGACGACCTGACGCGTCCATCTGCTGCTGAGTTTACCAAAGCTCTGATCCTGGCCCGTGGTAAAGCTAAAGTCGGTAAACGCGCTCTGGTCTTCGGAGCTGGTGTTTCTGATGCCAACAAAGCAACTGCGTTTACTCAGCTTGCACTGAAAGAAATCTTCGCGGTCGATCAAATCGACGTGTCTGTTTAATCAACTTCTAGGAGAACACAATGTCTCAAGTAAAAATCGCTAAGGCCGCTACTCGTGCCTACAACGGCAACAACTACGAGTACACCGACCTAACAGCTCCACTGATGATCGTTCCGAACATCTGGGGCCTGGGCCAGCAACTGAACCTCTTCGGTAGCGAAAGCACCAACCAAGAGTCGATCACTCTGGAAGAAATCACCAAGGGCTTCGGTCTGATCACCGACGTTCACCGTGGTGCCCGTCACCAAGTGAGCATGGACCCAACTCGTCGTATGATGAGCTTTGCTGTTCCACACTTCACATTGGACGACGCAATCACTCCACGTGACATCCAAGGTAAACGCGCCTTCGGTGCTGACATTCTGGAAACAGTAGCTGCTGTCCGTGCCCGTAAGCTGGAAACAATCCGTCAAAGCTGGTCGGCAACAAAAGAAAAAGCCATCTGGCACGTTATCACCACTGGTACAGCGTATGCTCCAAACGGAAACGTTAGCTACGACTGGTACACTCAGTTCGGTGCTTCCCGTGTAACAGTTGACTTTGAACTGAACACAGCAACAACTGACATCATCGCCAAGACCGAACAAGTCTTCGCAGCTATCCAAGACA